ATCCTTTTCTTCTTGCAATCTTAATGCTATAGCTTCTAAATTTGTCATTATATAACATCAAATATTAATTTGTCATCAATTATTTTTGAAACACCATCGACTACAACTTTTAATTTTAATCTATAACTTCTGTTTATAGGATATGTTGCCGTATCTAAATAAAAATAATTAGATTTAGAATCACAACTTAATTTTGAATATTCACCAAATGGAACAACGATTTCATTTGTTTTATAATCTTCAATTTGATAATATGATGAAGTTGGTAAATATTTTGATTGGTCATATTCAAATGTTGAACTGAAGGATTTCATTGGATATAAATCCCTACCTTTAACTCTTACTTTTGTTTTTGTATTTTGAAAATATTCTTTTTGTAAATTTGTTACAACTATTTTTGAATTTTCTAAAGCATCGGAATAATTTGAACCTGTTATTGGTATTAATGATCCTGTTTGAAATGTTGAATCATCCCAAACTAATTCTAACTTGGGTTCATATATTGTAGATGTTTCTTTTGAAAAGAATTTAAGTAAACCGTAATCTAAAGTATCGTTTTCTGCACTTAATGTGTGATGTAAAACAAATCCATTATTTGGTAAACCACCAATCCATAATTTAACAATATCTGTTACATCAATTCTAATATCATCTGGTTCATTACTAAATGATTGAGATGCCATAGAACTCGTATACCAAAATCCACCACCACCATTGTTTATTGAACCCGTTGCGTTTAATAGGCCGCCTTGTGCTTGTGGTGAATAATCCGAATATGATAATGATCCTGTTACATTTGTCCATTTATCAATACCATTTTTATAATACCAACTAATACCATCTGATGTTATATTATCAAATTTAGTACCAGTTCCCATTGTCCAACTTCCTGATACTGCATTAACATGGATAGTATATTCTAATGGTATTTCTTCGGAATTTGCAGATTTAAGATTTAAATATGCTTTCCAACCACTACCCGTTTCTAAGTTTGAAACATCAAACTTAATAAAGGTTCTGGCAATATCCATAATACTACCATAATAAAGTTTACCTATTTCTAATATCTCATCTCTACCTGCGTTTTGTTCAGGTTGTTGTAGGTAGATACTGGCATCGTATGTTGATGTATAAAATTTATGCATATTATAAAGCTCTTCCTTTTATATCTTTGTTAGGGAATTTTACTTCGAAAACACAAGGGTCTAAAGATGGATAAATTATCTTACCTTTAGTCGCCTCATCTATGTTGTATTTATTTGGAGAATATCCTGCACCACCATCGCCACAAATGTTATAAATTTTAACAGATGGAACACTCATCACTCCTTCTATGTTTGCAAGTAACAATTCTACTTCGGAAATATTAATTGGTTTATTAAATGTCCAATTATCTATATTAAAATAATCTTGCATTTCGGTTAAGCAATTTGCAAGAACTTCTCTTTTATTATAATTTGAATATGCGATAATTTCAAAATCAATTCCAACATTTACAATAAATCCATTTATTATATTAACACCATCTGTCAATATTCTGTATTCACCTAAATATGTTTTAAGATTTTCTTTAACCGCATCATTTAAATTTGTCAATTTTTTATCAGATGTATAACCCAACACATACATATTAATTGCAAATGGGTTATTTAATTCACCTACATTTGATTTTTTTTGAGATAAGTATTTTGCTAATTCTCTTTGCGTATCTTCTTTTGATAATCCTTTAAGTGATTCTACTAAATTAGAAAATTCTTGTAAATTTTTTGGATTAGCAAGAATTGATGCAGGTGAATTATTATCAATTTCACCATCAGCGGATACATACACCTTTGCAACACTACCATATCTTTCTGGCATAGATAATGCTCTAACCATATAATCTTGTTTGGTAACTGCACGATTTTGTGAACCAAATGTTGCTATAGCGTTTTGTCTAATTTCTTCAACAGATTCTGCACCTCTACCACCAACTGCAGGTTCTAAATTTTCAACTGCTATTGAATCTTTATAAGCCTCATAAGCAGCTGCTTGCTCCGATGTTAAACTTAATAAATCTTCTTCAAATTCTATTCTACTTATAGTTGTTAAATCTTCAGAATTAATATTAGATGCAACACCACCTCCTACTAAATACTTTATAGTAAGGGTTTTTCCAAATGGAGATATTCCAAATGTATTTGTTTTTAAAAAGTTAGATGGGTCAATACCTTCATTTGTTCTTTTTATTGAATTTGCTAATCCTAAACCAACATTTTTAGTATTTGGTAAAATTATTTCATCTTCATATCCTGCAGAATTATTACCACTACCAAATTGTAAATCAATAGTGCTATCGGAATTAACTCTAACTGAAAATCTTCTTGGAACTTTTTGCACTTCCAAAACATAAGGAACACTATCGGAATATTGTGATAATTCGGTATTTGCTCCTGTATTTGGTTGTTCCACAAAAATACTTTCTTGTGCCAAATATGGAACTTCATACCACTTATTTCCTTGTGAATCCATAACAGAACTTATTGATATAATATTTGTATCATTTAATGTGATTGTCGGGTATTCAGTATTATCGGTTATTTCAATTTGAATTTCACGTTCTTCTGCAGATATTGCTTTTACTTTTTTTGTTATTAAATATAAATTAGGTTGACCTGTAATTTCATCTCTTCCTGCTATATCTATTTCTCTATCCGTTGGATTTGAAAAATCAATATTATCTATTGTTCTAAATACAATATTTGGATTTGATTTTGATTGAACCTGTAAACCATCTTTTATCTTAAAATAATATGTAGAATTTGGACCATATCCAGGAGCACCTGCAGCTGGAACGGTTTGATATACGGTCAATGTTGTTACTGCGGGTGTTGTTAGTTTTGGTTTATATCCCATTGATTGTGCCAAAGCCATAACGTTTTTTCTTTCCGTTGCATGTAACAATAAAGATTCTTTTAACTGAACATCTTGATAGAATGATAATACATCTCCAACAAACGCAGCCATATCTAAAAATACACCACCAGGTGATGCTTCACTAAAATCGGAAAATGTATTTGGGAAATATGTTTTAGAATAATCAACCAGATTTTGTCTAAATGAGGCAAAATCCTTTCCAACATAGTTTATATCTCTGTTATTATTTTTCCAATTTTTATCTATTGGTTTAAGTGCCATTTATTATTGTTTTATACTTACATTTATTGTTTCTGATAGGTTTTCATTTGATTTTAATGAAAATCTAATTTCTAAATTAATTTGATGTTTATCAATATCCTCATCATCATAATCAAATACAATTTCATCAATACTAATATATGGCATCCAAATATCAACCGCACGTATTATAGATGCTTCTATTTTATCATCTATTTCACCATTTATTATTGGTTCAAATAGTAAAGACCATATATCACAACCAAAATCAGGATACATAACTCTTTCTCCTTTTCTGGTCATAATTAAATTCTTCAAATTATCTTTTGCTTGAGTTATTGTTGTAAAATTGACAGAAAAAATACCATTAGTATTGGAACTTCTATCTATTCCGATACCAATTACTTTGTAATCGTTTACTTTTAAATCATTTACATTTACTTTACCAAGCTCTATAGCCATTTTATCTTAATCCTTTTTCTTTTTCTTGTTTTGAAAACACTTTTGCCAAATCACTATAATCTCTATTTAATGCTTTGGTTAAGGCATCTAACCCTGCATTACCCGTTGAAGGGATTTGTTGTTGAGGTGCCTGTTGTGTTCTATAATCCATAGTTTCCCATCCCTCTTCTTCATATCTTTCAGGTTGAATCATATCTAATACGGAACTTTCATCCATAATACTCATACCACCACCTTCTGCTCTATGTGCCGATGTAAATGGTTGTGTTTGACTCAATACCTCATTCAACATAGGGTTGTTTGTAAATTGTTTTACTGGCTTTTGTTGAGTCGTAACTGCAGGTCTAATAGGACTGGTAGTTCTTGCTTCACTAATTTGTTTTAATGAAGGTGTTGATGTTTTCTTTTGTGAGTTTAATGTAACCGCACCGGATTTAATCAACTTTGCCAATTCTTCTTTGACTTGTTGCTTAACTTCGTTTTTTACAACTTCTTTGATTAATCCGACTAATAATTTCGAATCCATAATAATTGTTTTTAATAAATATTGAAAGTTTTAATTTAATCTGGTATAATATACCCACTCCAAGGTAAAACTCCCGGTGCAGGCGGTGATGGTGGTGGATATTGCGCCAAAACAACATATAATCCACTTACGGTCATTAAATGCATTTTAGCAGATGCAACAAACGAATCTAAAAATGTAGATGGATTGTTGTTTGCTGGAACCGGTATCGGTGTCCATACTCCCGGATTTAAAACTATTCCCTGAGTTAATGCTATGCTTTTTATTGCCCCTGCAGGTGGTAATATTGGTGGAATTGGCATCATTAAACCACCGGTCCAATAACTTATTACAGCAGGGCCGATTACATCTAATAAAGTTAAAGAATTTGACATTTGAGTTTGTGATAAAAATGCAACTATCTGTGCTTCCATTGCAGCTGGATTGCCCTTCATCAATGGAATAGGACTAATTGTTTCCTTACCCGCTTTTACCGCAGTATCATATGCCAATGTAAAAGCTTTTGCAAATCCGGCCATATTGTTTCCAAATGTATGAGATTGCATTGCAGGTAATAGAGTTGATTTGAAAGCGCTCCAAGACATTAGTTTTTACTTAAAAAGTTTTTAGCTGCTAAAATAGTTTTTAATTTTGATTTTATTGAACTAAATTGTGCCACATTGGTAGGACCAGTTGCAGATGGGCCTGCAGGTGTTAAATAAACTTGCTTTGTTATAGCATCTATTAATTCTTCCAATATCTTCACTAACTCACCACCCAATACCATTTTTTGAACCGATGCACCTGCATCTCCTTCACCTTTATCTTTTCCTAAATATATTTTACCACTATCTGAATTTAAAAATATATTATTAGAACCCTCAGAATGAATTGTTATATTTTTCTTATTATGAAAATATATTTCCTTTTCAGCATCAATAGAAAAATTACCATCCGTAATTATACCCACATTACCTTTACCAAAGATAATAAATTCTTTTGATTTTGCAGATAAAACTATTCTATCCGAATTTACCCATAATTGGTCTCCTTTTAAATCATCTGATGATGGATATTCTTTAAATCCAACTTTTGTTTTTTCTACTGTCTCTTTAAATGGAACTTTAATTTTATTAGATGTTATATAAATGGATGTTCCATCTTTATTTATATCTTCTTCAATTAACTCACCTATTTTTTTATCATCTAATTCTGGATTTTGTTTGTTTCTTATAAAAATACCAGGCGATGATGTTTTATCATCTTCTGTAAGGAAAAATTCGGAAAATCTAATAGTATTTCCAACTCTACCTTGTATAATCGTATCACCTTCTTTTGGTTTTAGGAATTTTATTTTTTCATTTACCTTATACTTTTTATTTTCCGATTTCTTAACAGGTGTTGGGTTGTTTGTTGTTCCTGTTTGTTTTGTTTCTTTATAATCCTTTGCACTAGATTTTGTATTGGATGTTTCTGGCTTTCTTTCCTTTGCAGTTTCAGAAGTTTTATAATCTTCTCTATAATTTGGATATAGGGTAGTTGAATATGGTAACCAAAAATGTTCATTTTCTATTTCTAAAATAATAACAGTTTCGCCTTCAATTGGATAAGTAAAATTATTTTTATCAAAAGGAAATGCGTATGCTTCTATTAAAATAGGAGTTTCTCTAGCATAAGACAATGCTCCTAAAAATCTGGAATCTTTATCTGCAAAGTTTTTGTTATCGTTGTATTTTAAAAGAAAATCATTTTTTTTATCGGTATTAAAAAAATCATCTTCTTTGTAAAAGACTTTTGTTACAGTTGCTAAAAATGAATTCATTATTTTACTTTAGTTTTTATTTCTTCAATTTCAATTTCAATATCTTGTAACTTTTCTTTATTTTTTTCTTCAACTTGATTTATGGTATCTTCCATATCGGCAAGTAGTTGTGCTTTTTCATTTTCACTTAACCAACCATCTTCACCAATACCTTTTGCCTCTGCTGCAGCAAGTCTTTGTGCAATCGTTGCAAGTTTAATTAAGTGGTCATCATTCTTAACCGATACCTCAATAAGGTCTTTAATGATTGGAGCAATAACCGTTGCTTCACCAACATTCTTAATTAATTTACGAAGTGATTCAATCAAATCGGAAATATTTTTCTTTTTGTTTTGTTGGTTTTCGTATATATCTTTAAACAATGATGATAGGTTTTTACCATCGAATAATTGAAATTCTGTTGCCATTATATTACTTTGTTCTTTACTATATAATTATAAAATTCCTGACTTATTAGATTATATCCAAATGCATTGGGGTGTTTACCAGGTTCATTCGTATCTTCAAAACAATCCGTATTTGTTTCTTCTAAATAATCTCTAAATGTTTTTCCACCAAATTTCCAATAGAGATTTTTATTAATTAAATGTAGATAATTATCATCCAAATTTAATTTTTTAATTTCTACCATTTTATCAAATGCATCGGACATGATATATTTGATTTCGTAAAACTCCAATAGTTTTTGTAAAAAAATAATATAATTTTGATTAACAATATTATAATAATTTTGATTAAAAAGATTTTCTAAAAAAAATGATTTATATTCTTTTAAGAACGAATCGTATATACCATCATTACTTTTATAAGATTCTATAAATTTTTCAGGTTTGTTTAATAAATGCTTTACAGACCAACTAACCCATTGTTGACGTGGTAAAAATGCTG